CTGAAGAAGCGCTGTCGCACGAAGAGAGACTTTGCGGTCTTCTTACTATGCTCGTCGTTGTTATCAACGCCCTCGCGCCATAACTGTGAGGCGAACTCACATACAGGACACTCGTCGCCGTAGTTGCGCTTGGGACATAGAAAACCGCCCTTCTCAACATTGTAGTGAAACCACATCTCCTTGAAGGGGTCTCCGTCCGCTGTTGGAACGATTCGAATAGTCTGGTCGCCATCACTAGGCCTCCAGAAAGTGTCATTTGAGTTTCCGTCTCCACGTAGTGACGAGAGCTTTTCTCTCATCTTATCTAAATTAATACCCATTTTTTCTCCTTATAGTTGGGTTAAAGTACGATCAGCCAATATCCTGATCGTCTAGCAATTCTTTATATGATTGTACCATAGATGAATACTTAATGCAATAACAATATTTTTGGTCGTATGTTGTTTTAAAGACCCCATAAGATATGTTAATGTTTTCTTTCACCTTTGATTTTACAAACTTGTTAATTTTCCTGAACAGGGTCCCATCATTCTTTAGGTCTTCTTCATTGATACCATAGTAGTATACCGCCTCACGTACGTTTGTCAAGTCATAAAACCATTTTTCTTTTTCGTCCTCAGACTCAACATCGACAATCCCCACTGTCGTGATCCGACTCATCTCAGATGGTTCGATAAAATTTCCTATTACAGGTTCTGTATTTTTAAAAACATTTATCATATGCACGGTATTAACAACGGCCTGATTCAGAACATCGTAATATCCCATGATCGACATGTCTCCCAAACTTTTTTCAAGATGATTATTATCAATCATTATTATGTTGGCGATTGCGCCGCTTCGTGCATACTCTTGTAATATGTTACGCACTATCTTTTCTTGTGTTTTCTGAACTTCACTCAGCAAGTCCAAGTCCGGTTGTATGTATATCACCGTGACCCGATTGTTTTGTATCTGTTCGAGAAGGCGCAAGATCCCTCCGGACACACGCCCCGAACCACAGACCACAACAAACACATCTTCATTAGTAAATTTAAGCTTTCTTCTAAGGTTGGGAAAATGGGCATCATAGTTTTCGTGACTGGTCTGCTTTCTAATGGTGATATCGGCCTCTTTGTGGGAGTCTATTGTATAGGTTTCATACTGCGGAAACTTTGAAAAAGCCTTTGCAATATTACACCCTGCGCTGCCAAGTCCCACTATAATCACTTCTCTTCAACCCACTCAAGGACAAGGCCCAGATCAAATGAGCCGCGGCCGACTCTTTTAGAGGTGCGTTCCGCGAGTATATAGTTCTCAGAGAGGCCGAGACGGCTGCAGATAAAATCAAAAATCTCCATAATGTCAGCAGCTTCCTCAGCGCAAGGATCTTCAACAAACTCTTGAACTTCCTCTTGAAGCTTCTTAAGTGCATAGTTCATCAACTCATTGGAGCGTACTTGGCGCACTGCGTAGTCTTTACCGGCTTTTTCAATAATCTCCGGAATACGGTCTCTTACGAGCTTGTGATAGATTTTCTTCATAGCCTTAATTCCTTCATATCTCCGAGGTTTTTGCCTGCTGCGACATTAACCTTGAACATATCATAGCGCGTTTTCTTGAAGGTGTCAAGCAAATTTAATATTTCATACCGATCCTCTTCGGCGAGGTCAATATACACAGCGTCGTGAATAAGAAATGAAATGTTGCTTTTTCTCCCCTTCAAAAGCTCATAGACTTTATAAGCCTGCTCGTGCACCATATCAATTGTGGTGCTCTGAACGATGTAATTTAGAGCATGATGCTCATCTACATTCTCTATTATTCTACCATAATCCGTCGTAATTTTTAAGCCATCCCAGTACTTATTCCGCACCAAATCCTTGTCATAAAGGCGTTCTAACTGCTTGTTTTCCTTGCTAGAATACAGCCACGCAAAGGTTTTGACCTTGGCTTCATCACGAGTGAGTTTGCCATCAAAAACGTTCTTAACGTTCCAGTCATGAATGTCGTTCTGCGGTTGTTTCACGCCAGCAAGTGCCAAAAGGGTCCGCAATTCGGCTGCATTGAAATCAAGCTCGATAAACCAATCATTCTTTGGCTTGACGCAGGCACGAAACTCTTTATTCATCGTAAGAATAGGAAACGTGCTGGGATTTGTGGCCAGCCTGCCGGTTACCGTCCCCCACGGATTATAGTCGCATACGTGCTTAACGCTCTGTAGGGTGCGTTGAAAGTTCTTTCCGCGGACCGAACTTAAAAGATGACCAATGGGGCCAATATCAACACTCAAGGTTTGAGAACGGATGCTTGATAGCATCTCCACAAGATTGTATATAAAATCATAGTTCTGTGGTCGGGGTGTTGTCGTTATCACGTGTTCGGTGATTTTGTTTTTAGCGTCAAGGTACTCAAAAAGGAAATATTCCGGTATCGCATCGTACAAGCAGTTTTCTTCCAAGGAAAGGCACGATGTCCTGAAGGCTCTGAGGCACGATTTAAGCGTCTTCTTGATCCTTTCCCAATCTTCCCTCATAGTTTCAGGACAAACGTCCGTAAGGGTCGCTCCTTGGCTGTAAATGCGTGCTATCTCATACGCTTTACCCCGGAGGTGGCGAGAATATTCCCATGTTGTCCCCCCAAGAGGAACGGCGGTACCGGATGTTATGATATTATTGGCGTAATAGCCAGTGCACTCAACTTTAGAGTCTAAAATTTGAAAAAGCAATCTTCCTCCGGGCTATTAGCCGCTGGCAATACTCTTTGCCACTTCTAATGCTGTGTCTATTATACCGGATGAAGTGTCTTTGTCAAGCTTTAAATCTCGATTAGCTTGCCCATAATGAGGGGGGTAGAGAAACTCTTTAAAGGAGTCGTTAATAAATTGTGGGATCTCGTACGTGGTCGCAAACCTTCCATACGCTCGCAGGAGTTCGTAGCTCCTTCTTCGTAAAATCTTCAAAGGAGGACAACTGCCTTGTGCCTCTTGGTATCGTAGGAGCGTATATAAATCAACACCCTCCTTGGGAGTAAGAACATCTTTTGACGAGGATGGCGTTCTATAGAAAGTTTTAGTTTGAAGCGCATTTGTACATCTTCTGTTGAAAATGATTTTTTCTTCTGCATATAGAGGACGCTTACTTAAAAGTTCGGCGTAGCCGCGGCGCATCATAGACGACAATAACTCTATGTCTTCCCCATAGCCTTTAAAAAAATATACTTCAAAAAAATTATTTTTAGTAATGGCCGCGGAGCGATCACTTAGATAAAACCTCAAATAAGAAAGCATAGCATCAGAGAACAAGTCAGCAGTTAATATCCAAGGCATATTTTTGTCGACAATAAAACCAAATTTTTTAGCACTCTCCACATAATATAAATAATTTGGGTCCCCAATGAAGGCATCGACCTTTTCTATATCTGAATCTGCGTCTTCTCGCGCGATGCCAATCTTAAGCCCCGATATGAAAGGGCTGACGAGACTTGAGAGAAGAAAACTTGTTCTAGTGATCGGCATTTCTTCACACATCATTGTCAGATATTCAGTAAAAGCCTTTTTATAATCAGAAAAGTCTTTTATTGGTCGCGCTGCCGTATCCCTATGCCCCCTGTTGAATCCGCGGTAAAGTGAGGCCGTATAGTTTTCATATCTCACCAAAGGGCTAGTGTAAGCTATGTGTGCTTTCATATTAAATAAGGCGGGATTACCCCCTCTACTAATGCAACTAGTTATATAGGCAGTTTTCATATGCTCAGCCAAATCCATAAAAGCTTTTTCTACAAACTCAAGTGCATACATACCTGGCCTTGCGCCGGCGCGAATTTCCACAAGACGGCTCCCAATAACCAGAATAGGATTCTGTTTTTGATCAACTCGTCCGAATAAATTTTTATCATACCAAGTATCCAAAGGCTTAACAATGTTGTCAGGGTATACCGCGTCCTTATAAAGCGATCGTTGATAAAACTTTGCGCGTGGGGACAGCTTGCCGCTTCCTATCGGGTTTCTTAATTCCTCCTGCGTGTAGTCAAAAGTATTGCTCATCCTTTCCTATTTACTTTCCTTTTTTCTTTTTCGGAGAAGATTTTTTCTCCTCTTCAAGATATGGCTGAAGTGCAACTAGTTCGTGCGCATCGATTTCAAGACCCTCTTGGAACCCGGTGACCTTTACATCAAAGCCGGCGCTAGAGATTGTGTGGCTAACTGACGACACCAGATAATAGCCGCCAATTCCAAGCAGACTTGCCAAATTTGGAAGATTGCCTGCACCGGCGCTAGCTCCCACGCCCACTGCAGTGGGATCAACTTTTATATACTGTCCATTTTTATGTAGAGTGTTCCCAATCATGTCAATGTTAACATTATAAAGTTCGCGCAGTTGGTACGCCGAAAGGGACCCCTCTCTCCTCAGGCGCGATGCTCTATTATAAGGCATATCTTGCTTTACAAACGATATCTTCTTCGTTAGCCCGCAAGAAGCCCCCAAATAATGCTGATATATGCCATTTTCTAGGTTTTCGCGTTCGCTCGTGCTAACTGCAGGAACCGAATCTCTAGAGTATAAAACGAGAGTGGGGATTATAGGCGTACTCCCGTCCATTTCAGTGTCGAGAGGAACCTTGGCTTTACGCAAAGCTTTTGTCCGCGACTGGGCAACCTGGGCCGGGGACACGACTCTTCCCGTAAAGGAATCACCCAAGCCAAATATGGCAGTATCAAACATTAGTTGATAATTCAAGACCTCATCGAAACACTTAGAATTAAAGGCTTTACCTATAAGCAACGAACACAAGCTCTTTACAAAAGTAAGAAAGCTATAATTTTCTATTTGTGGGCGGACAATATTGTTAATAAACCATTCCTGAAAATAGTCTAGTGAGATTGGGAGACTACCAATATTGGTATAGAAAGATATTTTGTGGGCCCCTTTATATCTTAGAGGATTTATATCGGCGAGGGCTCTGACCACCTCTTGTTCTTGGTGGCCGGCACATTTAATCACAGCATTTTTATACTGGAAGGCCATAAGAGGATCCAGTATTTCTATGCTTCCCAAAAGCATTTGGAAGCTGCCAGGGAGACCATCGTCGCCAGTATCAACAATGTTTGTCATATACTGCAGCACCCCGTCTAGAAGGTCGCCTAGATAAATATATGGCACATCCAGCTCCTTTGATCTTAGATGCTTTTTCTTTATTCCAGTCCTTACGCTCTTTTCACTAAAGCGCACGCCGACGCGAGGATCTTGTCCGGCCTGGGCTTCTTTAATATTTTTCTCCGCTCGTAGTATAAGCGCATCGATATCTGACGTGTCGGCTAACTGAGGGTCAATAAGCTCAATGCTCGTATCGCTGGGGTCCAGGCGTTGTTTGGCCAGTTCGGCGCGCTCTTTAGGCGTCATGTCCTTATAGCGCCTAAATTCATCTGTGTCGACGCGCAGTATATAAATTTTACTCTTTTCGTAAAGATTGCATAAAAATCTCTTATATTTTTGGGCCTTGTTTCTTTTGGTTATCTTGTCCAATTTTTCGCGGGCTTTTATCCGCTTGTTTTCTATACTCTCAATAAAACCAGAGTCATTGCCAAGACTCTTCTGTTCTTCTATCTTCACATCCTGGGCCTTCTCGGTCTCAAGCATAGACTCTCTATACTCTTTTATCGCTTGGTCTAACTCGGTGCCTCCCATAAAAATATCCGCATTTGGCGATTTTAAGATCCCTGTCAATGAGGCTTGATAACGAACTTCTAGGTCGACGGAACCATCTTCGTTGAAATTAAGCTCATGACCAGTCACATCCAAATAAAGAGCAACGCGGGAATCGTTGATTGCTCGCTCTAAAAACTCCCCATACGTTTCAGTAGATCCCGGGGGGCCCATCTGACGCCCAAAGTTGCGAAACTCCATATTCGCAAATCCAGGTGGGCATGCCCAACCGGCATCGATTCTCACTCGAAAGCGGGCGCCATCGTATGTTTGAACAGTAGCAGCAAGACAGTCCGCTCCTCCGGCTCGTGGATGCGCCTTAACCTCCTCCACAGGCTTGGTACGAAACGATGTACCAGAACCGATGATTAAATCCAAATAACTGGGCTGAGCAACCTCACCTTCACCGCCGAGGCCGGCTTGGGGATGGCTCGATAGAGAGAATATGTCCTCCAGTGTTTGAAAGCGGAGAGTCAGATTCGCCGAAATATTGTTTTCAACTTCGGCTGAGTTGACTCCGTCAAGATTCCATGAAAACGATTTTATGCCCGCGCCGCCGTATCTGCCGCTGATGCCCTGTGTTATTTGAGTTATATCTTTGGAATCAATGAACGTTGGAAAGGGAATTTCGGTTTCCCGATAAGGAACAAGTGTGTCATCCTCGCGATAATCTACTCGATATATCTTCATATAGGGAGTCAAAAGAGCATAAGCATCCGGGCAAAGATTCAAAAGAGCCTCTGCCTGGAGTGTTTTTTCGGGGCCCCCGTGATTAATATAAGAAATAAGGTTTCCCGGTTGGACACTCATCTTTTGGCGATGATTTGCCATGATATCATAGAGTTGAGGCTCTGTTCCGAGAATGTCTGCTATAACTCCCACATTGTGGTAGCCCCTGTTCCATACCACAGCGCGGTCATTTAAGAGCTTGTCCTGAAGGCCGGCGATCTGGCGAATATTTTCAAGCAAAAAACATTGTAGGTCATAGGGCAGCAGGCCCTCTATTTCTGCAGTCTCGTCCGAGGTGACTTCGGCAAAACTCTTGTCTTCAGAGTCTGCTTCGTTCCTCTCAACCTGGACGTAGAGATCCTTCAGTATGTCCAGCAACAGTTCTGCTAACTTCTTCGGATAATTGCGTGCAATGCGAGCAATAATTCTTGATGTGTAGGCAGCCATACTAAGAACACTGTTCGGCCCTTGCAGGCGAGAGGGGTCCCACCCAATCCACACAGTGTCACCACCATATTTGTTCTTGGAGCTCTTCTTTTTCGCCTTGAGGTCGTAGCCGAACCCTCCGGCTCCACCCCAGGGCCCCTTGACAAGCTTCTTGAACGCCACGCCGTCGCCACTGGTGTCAATCCATCTCTCAATTTTTGTGCCGTTGCTATATATCCGGTTGGCGCTGTTCTTGCGGAGCGTGCCTTTTGGGTACTTCTTGGAGTAGTTGGGGCCCCTCCAACGATGGATATCTTGACCATCTAAAAGCTGGAAACGTCCAGGGAACGGGTCCATGATGTTGTAGATTCTGCCAACTACGGTGCCCTTGGCGTCCTCGGAGAGGATCCTCACTCCCGGCTTACCAAACCTCATAGGGGTGAAGGCTGAGGTGTAGAACTTGAAGTTCGTTATCTTCTTTTTTGCTTTAGCTAGCTCGGTTTTGCGCGCGGCGAGACAGTGCTCGTTCGTCCCGGTGTTCAGAAGATCAGCGCCGGCCTCCTGCGGCGACGGGACCGGGCACTGGTTTTCCTTAAGTTCCGCGGTGGTGTGTTCATGGATGTCCCAACTCACATCGTATTCCCCCGTGAACAACTGACCCTCGGGGGTCTTGCGCCAGTCCCCGGTTATCACCTCCTGAATGTGCATCGTAAGCTTGTCCATGGGTGAGTAGTTCCCGGTGCGCTGGGCCCACCACTTTCCCTCAACCTTCTCAGCGTTCATTCTATCTAGGAAGTATACGAAGAAGTCATCCGTGTCACCGTCTTTCAACGCGGTGCCGTCGGAGACGGGGATCTGGTTGAGTTTCACCTCCGGGCCGGACGTGATTGTGGCTCCCTTCTTGAGCCATTCGGGGCGCCAGGCGTTAGGCGTACCCTTGTATTTTATGAACTCTGTCTTCAGAACCACCTCGGGCTTGACGTAGTAGGGGGTGTGGCTTGCCTGCCGGTTGCAATGGACGGTCTTGTAGGTCGTGCGTTGCTGGGTCGTGGAGAAAGGGGGGCTGGGTGCGTCCGGGGCCCACGCGGAGGGGACTCTGAACCACGTCGGGGTGATGACGTTGAGGCCCTCGTGGCCAAAGGCGTCGCCCTGGCTGCTGTTGCGGATGGTTGTTAAGGGAAAAAAGTTTGCACGCTTGATCTCGTGATCCGGATTAGGCTCCGCGTCCGTGCCTATTCTCTCTTCTTTGATTTGTATCACGCGGTTGGATTGTCTCTTTAGTTCCTGGTTTCCATAGAAATTATCCCAGGAAAAGAAGGCGCTGTCGTGCTGGACTGCCTGCTTCGACTTGCTATCGAAAGCGATCGGACCAACGAGGGCGCCTTTACTAACAATGCTAGTATTCGCTATAATGTTCATCAGCAATAGAAAATCGACCCCAGACACATATCGGGATCCGGAGCCCGGGCCTGGCGAGCCGTCGTCGTAGTGCCGTTCAATGCCCGGGCATGCCCAGATCAGGTCCACGTTGTCTGCAGCAGCGCTGGTGCAGGTTGGCTCTCCGTCGGGGTTTTCTTTAACAATATCTCCAACTTTGTCCATAAGCTGGAGAAGTGTGTCTTGGGCTGTGCGGGACTTGTCCGGCCTGCCGACCGAGGACTTCGTCCGGGCCGAGGCTATATCTGCCTCCAGCTGCGAAAATGCAGTGACGATTTTAGTATAAGCTGTTCTTTCGTCGCCGTGTTCCCCAGGAAGCTGCTTCCCCTCATCATCATAAATGGGAGGCAGATTTACCTTCGCGAGGGCGTCGCGGATCTCGGCCATCTTCGTTTTGTCCTTGACGGCGATCATCACGGTGTTTCCCTGCTTGTCATTTTCTCGGGCAAACCCGGCGAAATCCGGATTTTTCTTTTCTATTTGATCCCTAATAAGGTCGTTGATCCGGTTGCGGCAGTCTTCGTCGTCGTCATAAGACAAATATTCATATAAAAAAGCTATACAGATAGGCTCAATCAACTTGTCAAACCAGTCCTTCGCGGTAGCTTCCGTGACCTTAGGATAGTAGTCGTTTCCGATCGCGCCGCCGGCCATCTTAACCCACCATATAGGACATTACTTTTTCCAAGGGCAATGGAATATAAATTATATCACCCATTCTAACGTCCGCCTCTGTTGGCATCATATTATACTGCGCAATGACCCACCAAAGTCGGGGATTGCCATAATATTCTGCTGCTAATTTATAATATCTATCGCCCACGGCCCAAACTCTTTTTATGCTTTGCAACGTGGTAATTTGGGCAACGGAGGGGTATCTTAACACACCGGTGCCGAAATGTGTAATCTGCTTTACGTCCCGATCTCGAAAAAACTCTGAGTATTCCTCTAGATCATTTTGTAGTAGTCTTCTGTTGCCAAATCTGCTCATATTCTAATTAGTCCTCTTTTGGTTTTCTCAGGGCGCTCATGGGCCTGGGTCTTCGTCTTTCAAGGTGCGACCGGAGGAGTCGTCGTCCATGCCAAGGCCTGCGCCCGACATGCCGGCTCCCTGATTGGCGTCCCAGATCGAGCCAGCGGCGCCGTGGGTCAGGACTTCTCTCTCACTTGCGGCGCCCATGCGCGCCCATGCTCGGGTTTGAAAAGATTCCGATATACAATCTTCCTGGTAGGGATCTGTGCCGCGGCCTGTGAGTGGTCTTCGGTCTGACCTCATCTTTGGGAGGGGGTCGAAACCCCATTGGTCCTCTCCTGCCGTAGGCGTGTACGATCGACACCAAGGCTCGTTCGCCAAATCATCATCATCCAAGTGATCATAGGGCAGGCCAGAACCGTCATGTTCTTTGGGTCTCTCATCCGGTGCAGCAACAGCTGGCTCGTTTGGTTTTGGGGCGGGCAATCGAACAGGATCAGAAACCGCGTGAGGAAAAGTTGATCCCAGCGGCCGCTCTTCGTTGCCGCCAAAAATATATCTGGTACTCCCCCTTGTGGTTTGAACTGTTTTTTGTGTCCATCCTGTTAAATGAGAGTGTATCACGATATAGTCTAATTTAACTGTGTGAGCCTGATAAGCAATAAACGGCTCATTTGTACCCCTCCCTGGGATAAAGAATTGGCCTTGCTGGATATCCGGATCATAGCTGAAGCCTCGGAGGAAACCGATGAGATCTGTCCCTTCCGCAACGTTTGAAATTAAACCATTCCATTTCATCTTTAAAAGTGGAGCACCTTGGAGTGCTTGGGCGCCGCGGGAGCCCGCGCCAAGGGTAGGCTCTGAATACACAGGATAGAGGAATTGTGCTAATTTATTCAATTTTCTAACATTTTTAGCCGCCTCAAACTGGTTAGAGGCAACGACATCAAAAGCTAAAGATATTCTTCTAGCTGTTCTTTGAAATGTATATAAGTCATCCATCCGACCATATACGGGGGTACCCTTCCAAGTGGAAGAAAAATTGTCAGCAAAACCCGTGACCCATCCGTCAAAATTGATCTTTTCGTTGGTTGGCATGTGAGTTATAAAGATCTGAAAATGATCTTTATTTATCATTCCTGGTTTTATATCTGGCATAAGTTGTTTTTTCCCTTATCTCTATAGTTGCTTATTCTGGAGGTTGTATGCTTTTTGTTCGAAATATTCCTTTCTTGTCCTCCAAGAACCGTCACCCTTCAGTATGGCGTTGTCAATCTTCTCAGACTCAGGGGTGAGCAGCCTTCCGCGTTTTCGAAATCGAGCGAGACAAACTTCGTCACTTACGTCAGCACAAGCATTCACCCCCCATTCATCCACCATCAATTGCTCCTCCTCATCCGGATTACCATTTGGCGCAGGATTAGGGCCCGCGGGATTGGGGGCGGTCTCATCCGGGGTCGCACCCTCGGCCGGCAACACAACCGCATCAGAGATGGCATGTGGGAATGTCGATCCAATATCGCGAGCAACATCTCCGCCAAAAATATATTGTGTACTCCCAGCAGTCTGTTGTGTCCATCCTGTTAGATGGGTATGTAAAACAGTATAAGACAAGCTCACTTTGTGGGTTTGATAGGCAATGTACGGCTTTCCTGTGCCGGCGCCGGGAACGAAGAATTGACCCGCACTCAGATCGGGAGTATAATTAAACCCCTGGAGAAACCCAACAAGGGCCCCGCCCTCAAAAGCATTTGAAATGAGACCATTCCATTTCATTTTCAACAAAGGAGGAGCCTGCAGCGCTTGGCTGTTTGCCGTAATACTTAAATCACCATGCGGCGCCGAGTAAAGGGGGTAGAGGAATTGTGCTAATCTATTTAGTTTTCTCACGTTTTTCTTTGCTTCTAGATGATTGGCCGAGACAACGTCAAAAGCTAAAGTAATTTTTCTTCCTGTTCTTTGAAACGTATGCAGATCATCCATCCGACCATACACAGGGACACTATTCCAGCTAGAACTAAAGGTGTCATTAAAATTAGTCACCCAACCATCAAACTTAATTGTCATGCTCGTAGGAATGTTGGTGATAAAGATTTGAAAGGCTTTCTGGTTTATCATTCCTGGTTTTATATCTGGCATCTTTATCTCCCTTTATTTGCCGGCATAGAACGGCATATATGCATGCTTGCCGGCAGGACTATCAACCAAATCTAATAGCCCCTTCGTATTAGCTGCAAGCTCAACCTTGGTTTCAAAGGATGCCTTAGCAAGCCCTGCGGCAATGCCGCGTTCGATTGCCTCAGCCAGGGCGGCGCCGCTATCGCCAGTCGGGGCCGCGGCGTTTCCAAAGAGCCCGGTACCTTGTGCTAAGGGGCCACTTGGAGTACCGGCCAACATAGCAATGCTGTCAGCATTATTTACTGATGCGCCTCCAATCTTCTTTCTTTTGCCCCCTTTCGTGGAATACACCTCCCACCCATCATTATAGTCGACGTCCGCTTGGGTGTTTTCGGTGACCATATTGCGCGCATTTTGGCGTCCGTACAGATAACCGCCCCCGGCACCGAGGACGCCACCGATGGCGGCGCCCCATGGTCCGAACATCATCCCAGCCCGGGCGCCCAGCAGCGCACCCCCAGCCATACCGCCGTATTTAGCGACATTTTGCCCCGCTTCTTCGCGGCCCGAAGCATACAGCTGGCTGCCCATTTTACTTGCACCGTACGCCATCATGCCGCCCATAGCCATGCCACCAAGGGCGCTCATTCCGCGCCCCATCATACCGACTTTGCCAGCGTTTGCGACCGCGGTGGTGCCGATCAGGTTCAAGCTCGAAATAAAGCTTGCAATCTTGAAGCCTTGAATGGTGAGATATACCCAGGCGATCATTTTTCCGAAGGCCTTGATCTGTTCGATATATGGTTCAAATTTGCCGCCCTTGCCGAAAAGGTCATTCCAGAGGTCCCCAAGATCATGGCCTGATTGAATCCAATCAGCAAACTTATCTACATTCTTAACTATCATATCTGAGAGCCCTTGGTGCTTGATAATAATGCTGTTAAAGGCATCCTTGAGTTTTTGAATAACGTCTCGGGCTTGGCCGGCTTTTCGTGCCAGCTGATCCTGGCGCAGGGCCTGTGCCTCCTCCAATGGGGTGAGCTTGACCAAAGCTTGTCCTAATTTATCAACCGAGGTACCCATTGCGTTAGCGTATGCTTGTCTTTCTGGCTTACTTAAATCCTCCCAATAAATATTGGAAGCTTCCATACCTTGCTGCATTAACTCCAGACGTTCAGATTCCGACGAATTTAACATGTCGATCGAATTGAGGTACGGTCCGCCCATCAGCGCATTTAGCTTTCCAACAGCCTTGGCAGATCCCTCAAATGTATCAAACTGATCACCGAAAATGCCCAAAATATCATCAATCGAAAGGCCCGTGCTCTTCGACTGCATCTCCAGTTCCTTAAAGACGTCGACCGCTTGTTGCCCATAGAAAGCTAATTTTGGCATTGCAGAAGCAAAATCTTTCGAAATCTCGCTAATAGGCTTTCCAACCGTACGAGCAATTGCTTCAAATTCTAGCAAAGTTCCCATGGCGGCTGTCTTGTTCATTCCCAAGGCCTTCGTCATTATGTTCAGATTCTTGCCAGTTTCTTGTTCGCTTACTCCAAACTTTTTAAGAATTGCAGTGGTGGCGACAAGGCGCGTCTTTTCTTTTCTGGAAAGAGTGGTAAAGTCTCTGAATGATCCGAAGAGGCCCTTGGCCGCCTCGCCGGCGTCTTTTGCATTAATTCCATAGGTCAAATATGCGGCGCCGGCATTGGTGATAACATTCTGGTACTCATACCCTGCTCCTGTTGCCGCGCGGAATGAAGCGCCGGCCTTATCAACCGAGAGGGCAAAGTTAACCGAGTTGCTGATGACCTTCATCAGGAGGGCGCCCAGGAGTTTGGTGGGCTTTAAAGCATTCTTCATTTCCTTAAAGAAACCCTTGAGTTCCGCCTTACTTTTCGGCACAAACCTCATGAATTTTTGGAACTCACCATTTATTCCCAAAACAGAATTTGAAAGAAGTTTGGCCTTCTCCGCGCCGTAGCCCATTTCCTGATTATGTTTTTGCAGCGCGGCGGAGGCATCTTTGTAGGCTTTGGTTCCTTCTTTGATAGCTTGAACCTTCTTCTTATATGCGGCGGTGCCTTCTTCTTCGTCGACGAGCTCCTCTTTCAGCTGATCGATGTACTGCTTGTGCTGATCAAGCTTGATTTTGTTTCTTTCCTCTTGGGTCTCGGCGAGGGCTATATTATCGCGGGCGCGTCGGGCGCGCTTCTCTTCTGCCTCAGCGCGCTCCTTGTCGTATTTGGCAGCCTTTTCGGGGTCATCCGGGCGCCCCTTCGACGGGGGCGGCGCGCCCTTCTGGAGGGCGGCAAGAATCTTTTCTAATAATTCTTTTTCTGTGGCCATTTTCTTCTAGCCCTTAATTTTTAAATGGCCAGCGGAGGCCCGTTTCGGATTCGAAGCCTCGGATGGCGCCTTCGAGGTCATGCTTGCTCATCATAGTACGACTATCATTAAGTCCATGACTCATATAACTATCCATATAACGCTTTTCGCCTTGAAGAGTCTTCATAAACGATTCAATTTCGGACGAGGTACCTCGCACGTTAAAAGGCAATTCAATATCAGCATGGTAAAGGTCTATCAGTAATGCCCCAACGTCGGCAGCAAATTGGGTATAGAGCTCGTTCAGCAGCTGCTTATTGGATAGGTCGATTACAGTCGTTTCTCTTTTCATGATAGGACACTCCTTTATAACTAGTTTTCTCAAAGAAAAAGCGCGCCCGAAGGCGCGCCGTGGTGATTTTACTCTTCAGCCTGAGCCTTCTTGTCTTCAAAGTGTTTAATTAATCTGGTGAGGAACCATCTTCTCAGCCCCGTAGGAAGACTATAGGCCTCAGAGAAGGACCAGTTACCGTGCTGTTTTAAAATGAAAAGTTCTTCATACAGAGCTTCTTGATGCTCAGAGGTCAGGCCAAAAAAAGTGGAGAGTAATCGGCACCTCCAGCCGATCGTTATAGTCGCAAAATTCACACTCAAAATCAGCATAAAGGCCAATATTAGGCATCACCGATTCATAAACAGATCTTACTTTTCGCGAGAATGCCACCGGCATCGCGGCCACAACTTGCTGAATGGCCGCGGGTTCGCGTATATCATTGACCGCGACAATAATACTTTCCAACATTGTTGTAATGTTTCCAACATCCTTCTTTAGCTTTCTTCGGTTTTCCAAGATCTTGGTGATTTTTGTCTCATCTTGGCCTTTTAATAGCCTTATTTCTAAATTCAAATCATACTCTTTATTATAAATTAAAAAATTTCCATTTTCAAGAAGGCTGACGTCTTCAGGAATTTCAGATTCTTTTATTTCTCTCGTATTCAAAGAAAAATCTTTCTCATTTTGCTTACCGCATTCCGAACAATTAATACTTGTTGTATATATGTCACCAAAACCGGTCTGGCGCGCTGCGATGAGGACCGCATTCTTATCGCCGATCAACAAAGTGTCAGGATGAACATTTTTATCTACCATAACCGACTGTAAAAGTCGGTTTAAGGCCATACCGCTCTTTAGTAAGGCCTCAGACGTTAAAATATCCTCTTCTTTTGCCGTCATATGTCTGATCTCTACCACGTCGCTATCGTGAAGGGGGTGATCTACTCCATAAAATAGTCCCCTACTTGGAAGTTCAACAAACTCCGTAGGGGTTACAAAAGAAAAAAGATTATTATCCGGTTCGGGGCCCGGAGGGGGCACTTCTGGGGCTTTAGTTCTATTGGAATTTCTCTTGCTCACTGAGCACCTTCTTTCTGTCTCTCACGCTTTTTAAGTGACGTTGGCGATGGCCCGGGCGCCGGGGCCCACTGCATACGAAGCCCAATCATACCTCATAGTGACTTCAATATTAAGGATATCTTCAGTATCATAACTTAAATCACCAAATGTGGCTGCTGTGATAAAGGCATTGTTGAGAGACCACGTTCCCACCGTATCGCCATTGCCGGCAAGTTCTTCGATTTGTACAATACCGAGCGTATCAGTCGCTAGCGCCTTATTTGGTGTTGATGGGGGGCGCTCACCACGGAAAATCAGTTCCTGCACATCGGGAGTTAAATATCCCATATTAACCAGTGCATCATACAACAGAGCATTCCCATCGGGAGCAATGGAGTTAACAATTGTGGCCTGAATGGTGTTCCATTCTACGATACCAGGGTAATAGTATGTGTTACCTAAAAACTTATGCGGGGTCTCAGAGACCGTATAAGACGGCTTCGTCACGGCGCGCGCCAAATACTCAGTATAAGTAAATTCATCTGCTGCGCTGGCCAATTCCGGGAGCCTCAATAAAAATCTATGTGATCTCTTCGGTTCTGACGTCGCTAAATTCCAAAATGCCATGTTCTGTGTCTCCTGATATTCCTATTATTATATAGTGCGGGAGGATAAAACCTCCCTCACTTTATTAATCGTCAAACGATGCCCCTGTTCTTGTTATATTGAAGTCAATCGCTATGAATTCGATTGCCCGAGTTGGCTTCAAGAAAATCTTGGCATACAGGATATTTCTATCAATCAAGTCCGGGGTTGTGGTGGTCTCGTCGAGGATCACCTTATAATCCGACAGACCAAAGTTTGTTTTTACTTCGGCCAAGAAGGGATTGACCCGCGACAGGAATCTCGCCCAAGTTGTCTTATTGTTTGGATCGAAAAGAATAGTTGCGGCCATTTGTGAAATGCGTTTCTTTACAAAAATCATCAAACGTCGCACGTTGATGCGATCCAGAGCAGAAGGTGTCACCTGAAGGGTCTTCTGACCAAAGATTACAATGCCCTCTGCGGGGAACTTCGCAATCGGGTTAATATTGGCGCTATAGAGATCATCTCTGTCCTTTCGACGCAGTTGGTGTGCGACGTCGATAACAGGAATGCCTGCTGCACCCTCTGTGAGTCCGCCGCGGTTAAACCCAGCCGGCGCAAACCAGACTTGCGTCTTTCGCTGTGAGCTAGAGAAAGTGCCGATAGCGGCAACAGAAGGGGGCAACCAAACAAATGAGCCGTTGAGGGTATCGCGCGCACGGACCCATGGATAGAACGTACAACCATAAGAGGTGTTTAGACCTCGGTCGCGTAGGTTTGCAATTGCCTGTCGAATAGTACTCTGAGTATTATTTCTGGCAGAAGCGAGGCCCTCTTCGCGCGGCGTGAAGCCATCAGGAAGGTCAATAACTGCCAAAGCGTCTGCTCGATCCTCACATGTCCTGATTAAATGAGTAGTGAGGCTTGCGTTTGTAAGAGCAGGTATAGAAGCCAAGTTCATCTGTGCAACCTCGGGGTCGGCAACAGTATCAATTGCTCGCCGGATGCTATAAAACACATAATTGCTACTATCTGTGGGGCTGCCGGCAAGATTTCTGTTAGCAAATGGGTCGAGTTCCTTAACATCCAGGCCGTCAAAGCCGCCATACATTGGAACTGTGAATCTATCATAGCCAGCATTAAGAACACCGGTTACGGGCCCATTAGCATAAGTAAGGGACCCCTCTCCGGCAGTTGTATCATTATGCGAGCCACTTTCCCACACACCTGATCCAGATATATCATCGAGTGTGAATTCCATGGATAGTTCGGTATTTAAAGTTGTGCTCGTGGCAAACATATTGCCCACAAGGCCGCCGCGTGGGCGTAGAAGGTCAATGGTCGAACGCTCAAAGACGGTGCTGCCCGCAGCCTCAGCCGTCTGAAGCCCGAAGTATGCGTCAGTTGGGTTGTTAAGGTTCCCATCAGAAGCATTAACTCTGAATTCGGGGGCTGGGTAAAGTATGTTGAGATTGTACTGGAGGTTTGGCTGCGACTTCCCGACTGCGCTGGACAGTGCTCCAGAAATAGCAAACATGGAGCCCGAAGTTATCTCTTGCGGAGTACTCCCCCCGAACCCGGTCGGGATGTCGGACCCAGAGATCCACTGGCGGCCGTCGGCAGCGCCGGTTTGGAGGTTATCTTCATCATTATATTTAACAATGCCTCGGAATCCGAAAGGAAGAAGGCGCGCGTCTGTAATCCCAGCGTCAACATCGGCATTCATCTGAATTCGAATATAATCAGAACGATTCGCATAGTTGCCAACTTCAATGTTTCTGCGCTCAGTCTCGTCCCAACTAAGATATTTGTCGCCAACTTTACGTGCAACATAGTTTAAAGAGTCAGGGTTGAGATCGCAATTATTGAATTGTTCTATGATGCGGACGACATTATCTGTGTCACTCAAGTGGCGAACAACCACAGAAAACTGACCATACTCGGTACTATCATTGGTTGAAACCTTAATATCTTGAATCGAAATCTTAAGATTTTTGTTTGTCCAGTCGCCCGGTTCTCCCAGTGCAACAAACTTAAACAAGTTTTGAGGTGCATCTGTAGGGCTTAAGCGACAAGAAACCACCTGAGGGGTCTCGGCGGAGTTTAGATTCCCATCAAAATCGTAACCTTTTCCGGTTGTACTGCCTGTCGTCCGTATGGGAACAATCGCTGCCCAAGTATTAGTTTGAGT